ATAGCGACAACTGCCTATGCAGACACTGCTGTTGCAAATGCAATTGATGCAGCTCCTGCTGCTCTAGACACGCTGAATGAGCTTGCAGCTTCACTCAATGATGATGCAGACTTTGCAGGAACTATGACAACCTCACTTGCTGGCAAGCTCTCAACTGCTGCAGGATCTGTAGGCACATCAAACATCGCAGATGATGCAGTAACTGCTGACAAACTAGCAAACTCTATCAACACTGAAATTGCAGCAAATACAGCAAAGGTGACAAATGCGACACATACAGGAGATGTCACAGGAGCAACTGCTCTGACAATTGCAGATGATGCAGTGACTACTGATAAAATTATAGATGATGCAGTCACTGCTGATAAGTTAGCAAACTCAATAAATACAGAGATTGCAGCAAACACAGCGAAGGTCACAAATGCAACTCACACAGGAGATGTGACAGGGTCTGGAGCTTTGACAATTGCAGATGATGCAGTAACAATTGCAAAGATTGCTGATGCTGCTATAGTTACAGAATCAGAAGGAATTGCATCAAATGACAATGACACAACTCTTCCAACAAGTGCTGCAGTCAAAGACTATGTTGATGGAGCTGTTCCTACTTACACAGACTTTTATGTCACAGGAAATCTTGGAAGAGATGCAAATGACTACATCACCTGGACAGATGACACACAAATGGATTTCTATGTTAATGGATCAAATGAAATGAGACTAGAAGCTGATGGGGATCTACATGTTGATGGAGATGTGATAGCAGCATCAACAACAGTATCATCTGATGAGAAATTGAAAGACAACATTAAACCAATTTTTGCACCTCTTGAAACTTTAGAACAAATAAAAGGAGTTGACTTTAATTGGAAAAAAGATGGATCAAAAAGCTCTGGTGTAATTGCCCAGGACATTCAAAAAGTGATGCCTCATCTAGTAAAAGAGGTCAAATCTCTTGACTCTGATGAGAGTCATTTGACAGTTGACTACAATGGATTGATAGGTTTGCTGATTGAGTCTGTGAAAACATTACAATCTGAAGTAAAAAATCTAAAAAATTAAAAAATGGCTTTAAAAGGAGATTGCACTTATATAGAACAGATAAATCACGAAACTGAAACTACTACCGAAACAATAACTTTTCCAAATGGAGATACCGAAACAGTAGAAAGACCTGTTCAGATAGAAGAAACTACAAATTATAATGATGTGTATTTATGTATTACTCAAGTAGAAAATTTCAATTATTTTTCCGATAGTATAAAACAAGTTTTATACCATTACGCGGCTTACTCAAATGTAGAAAGCAGAAATGCAGATCAACAAGATTTTCTATTTTCTGGAAATGGAGTTTTAGAAAATTACGATCACGAGGGAAACCTTTATGCCCAAATATATAGCGATATAAAAACAATTGATGGATTAACTGATTTAACAGACAATTAAATGGGGGTACCAAGTACAGGACAATTAAGATTAAGAGGCGATATTGCATTAGAAATTGATGGCTCTGCTACAGGCAGCGATGTGAGTTTAAATACATTATCATCTGAAGCAGGATTTGCTGCGCCAAATGGAATGACAGAGTTTTATGGCTATGTGGATGCAGTTCTTCCAAATGCAGGGGATATTTCAAATGTAACGGGTATAGGTAGTTCAAATATGACAGTCAATGCCTATATAACAAATGATGGAGGTGCTACAATAACGGAAAGAGGTGTTTACTTTGGTACTAATTCTAATTGTACTTCCAACCCTAAATATAGCGTAGCAGGAACAACAGGAAGTTTTAGCAGAACATTTACAGGATTAAGTTCAAGCACAACCTATTATATGCAATCCTATGCAATTAATTCAGTAGGTGAAGCTCTTGGTGCTAGATGTGTGGGTGTTGCTACCTCTGCGCCATCTGTAGCAACTTTAATTTCATCTTATGGTAGCGTCTCTGGAACTAACCCAAATGGTGGGCAAGATGGAACTTGTGCCTATAATCAACAGTGTAAATATGCCTCTAGAGCAAGACAAGGCTTTACTAAGTCACCAAGTGTTGCAATTGGTTTTTGGGTTTGGTCTCCTAATCAAACATCTACATCTATTAGTGTACAAAATATGACCTTCTCTTATGGAACGGCATATACAGGAGGGGTAATTTGCTTTGGACCGACAGGGGTAGGGGCAGGTGTTGGCTTCTATGAAAGATATACTGCTAGTGGTTACGTTACCCAACATGTACACTACGTTACTGTAACTTGCGTCTAAAAAAACATAATAATGGAAGATCTAAAGACATACGGATTAACATTTTTTGCCTTGATCATTAGCATCCAGGATGTCACTCCTGTGCTTCAATTGTTCAGCTTAGTAAGTGCAATAATTTACAGTTGCATAGGAATCTATAATAGACTAAAAAAATGAACATATTTGATCCAAAACACAACGGAAGAGCCAAAGATGTGAGACACTATTTAGGGTCAATTTTTGTTTTTCTCTTTGTTGTTGGTATTATCATCACTCTACTGCAGTTTCCTGTGCTAGAAACAAACAAAGAGACTGTGCTAATGCTCATTGGATCTATCTCAGCAAGTTTGCCACTAATTATCAGCAGCATCATAGGAGCAAAACCAGATGATGTCAATTCAATGAAACAGACAATTGAGAAAAAAGAAAGTCAAATTGATCTCCTAGTTTCTGAAAAAGACAGACTAGAGAAAATGATCATTGAACTGCAAAGCCAAATTCTAGAGAATTATGACAACACGCTTGACAGAGTTTTGTTGTCAAAGTCTATAGATTATGACCTACAAAATAATCCACCAAAAACTAAAAAATGATAGCAGCAATTTCAATTCTAATTTTAGCAGCAGTCATTGTAGGTGTTTTGACTTACAATGGAGTGTTTGCAGACAAAGACAAAGATGGCATCCCAGACAAGGTTGAGGAAGCTTTTGAAGATGTCAAAGAAGATGTCAAAGAAGCAGCAAAAAAAGTCAAAAAGAAAGTGACTAGAAAAACAAAAAAATCATGAGACAACCAAAACCATGTCAATGTGGAAACTCACAGCATCCAGATGGGTATTGTGATGGAACTCATTTAAACAAATAAAATGGATCACATTGCTTTTTATGTAGCATGCAGACTTGTTGAGGTTCTGCTTGTTTCCTGGTTTTATCAAACAACAAAAAAATGAATCACTTCAAATTTTCAGAATTTGATTGTAAAGGAAACTGTGAGTCTTGTAAACTTCAAGGCTCTTCTGGGAAAGTCAACATGGATGCTGATTTTCTTGAAAGGCTTGACTTTGCAAGGTCAATTGTTAGAGGAAACACTCCATTTGTCATCACATCTGGCTATAGATGTGAGGCACATAATGCTAGAGTTGGAGGCAGACAAAAGTCACACAGCAGCAAAGGAAGCTCTCACATGTATGGATATGCAGCAGACATTGCTGCCACAACCTCCACTGCTAGATTTCAAATCACACAGGCTCTCATTGAGGCTGGATTTTCTAGAATCGGAATCTCTGCAAAGGGAGGATTCATTCATGTTGACTCAGATCCAGACAAATCTCCTGGAGTCCTTTTCTTATATCCAAACTAACACAGTAGGCTGCACATTAAAATGGGAAAGTCACTGAACAGAAAGGGCAAAATCAGCCACTGCACTAGAGCAAAAAAACAAGGGAGAAACATTCCAGCAAAAAAGAAATGATGCCAGACACTTTCATCAAAAACAATCTGTCAATTGTCATCTCTTTTCTAGTTGCTGTCTTTACAGCAGGGGGGATCTTCTCAGAGTTCACAGCTTTAAAAAATGAGCTGACTCTTGTACATGAAAGACTAGACAAAAAAATCATAGTGATCAACAAGCTAGAGGAAAGGATTTTGAAGATTGAAAAGCAGAATGAATTTGAAAGAGGTTTTATGAGAGCAAAAACAAAAGACCTCCTGGAATCAAATGGCAAATCCTAAACAATGACAAAACCAAAAAAGAAATTCGGACAGACTACTGTAGGAAAGCTGATCAAGGCTTCTGTGGGACTTATCAATCCAACTCTAGGAAGTCTTATCAATGGCAACATGGGAGTAGAGGAGGTCATTGCATCAATAAAAGGATCTGATGCTCCTGCAGAGGACAAAATAAAAGCACAGGAGCTGATCCTGGAAGCCTATGAGGCTGAAGTTGCTGACAGAGCTTCTGCTAGACAGAGAGAAATGCAAGCAGTTGCCTCTGGATCTAGTGACATTCTATTCAAGACTGTAGGCTGGGGAATCACATTGTCATTTGTTGCAGTTGTTTTTGGAGCAATTGGACTCTGGGAGATCCCAAAAGAATCACAAAGATTGTTTGATATGGGATTTGGAGCTGTAGTTGCTGCATTCACTCAAGTGATCGGATACTACTTCGGATCATCTGCTGGCAGTAAGCAGAAAACAAACATCATGAACAAAACAGAAAAAGATGAGTTCTAATTTTTGGCAAAATATAAACACAGAGAAACAACCACAAAACAAATCATCAGAGAGAAGGATTCTGGCAATAGGAGATCTACATGCTCCTTTTGAACTAGATGGCTATTTTGACTTTTGCAAAGAGATCTATAAAAAATACAACTGCAACCAGGTTGTCTTTATTGGAGACATCATCGACAATCACTATTCTAGTTTTCACACTACAGATCCAGATGGACTTGGAGGAGGTGATGAGCTGCAGTTTGCCATTCAAGCTGTCAAGAAATGGTCTGATGAGTTCCCTGTTGCAGATGTGTGCATAGGTAACCATGACAGGATGATCATGAGAAGAGCATTTGACTCTGCTATCCCAAAGATCTGGATTAGATCCTACAATGATGTCCTGGGAACTAATTGGAATTGGGTTGAGAGAGTTGTCTATGATGGGGTGCAGTATGTGCATGGAGAGGGAGGCACAGCCAGAACAAAAGCAAAAAACGACATGATGAGTACAGTCCAGGGACACATTCACACTCAAGCCTATACTGATTGGCTAGTAGGTAGAAACTTCAGAGTCTTTGGTATGCAAGTGGGATGTGGTTTAGATTCAACAGCCTATGCAGCAGCCTATGCAAAGCATTTCAAAAAGCAAGCAGTAGGATGTGGAGTGATCCTGGGAGGAGAAACTGCCATCAACTGCATGATGAAGCTCTAGATCTAGAGGCTAACTTTTGGCTGTAGTGTCTCTAAATGTGTCTCTA